TTATTTAAGTATCTTTTGTTTATTTTGAATAAACGAGCAGAAGTTAAATATAAAGTATTTTCCGCTTGGGCCTTGACAAAGACGCTCAGTGTGCTATAATATATAGATGCTGGGGAGATTACCCCGAATCGAAAGGTGTACACAGATGGCACGTAAGGCAGCGAAGGTTCCCAAGTCGTATGAGATTGTGGGATCGGAGCCGGATTGGAATGATCTGGACGAACTCGATGAGAAGGAAACCAAGCTCCGGTTTGGCAATGCGCTCACATACTACAATTACAATTACAGCAATCAAAACTCGCAGGATTTTCTTGTAAAGTATCTGAAGAAAACTGAAGGTCTTGTGCATTATGCCCCGGCTGTAGCGTCTCTGGACTCTCATTGGATTGGGTCCACATACGGTTCTGTCGCATGTATGCTCATGAATGATTTTCAATTCAATGAGTATCTTGAGAAGGAAGAGACTTCCTTTTATAAGAAGCTTATATCATTGATTGATCGAGGAATGGAAACTCTTTCCGAGAAGAAGCTGAAAGTTGTTGCCAAAGCAAAGACCAATGCACCCGTCATTTCTATTCAGGAAAGAACTCGCACCGTTGCAGGCGAATTCATCGGTCACATCGAAGGCGAGGTTGATGACTTCATTGAATCTGGATGTAAGAAGAAGATTAACATCTATGATTATCTTCAGAAGTCTGGTGCCAAGGGTGGTTACGTGACCTATATGATCAGGCACTTCCAACCGATTTACGAAGAGTTGCAGGAAGCTCTGAAGGGCAACGACGAAGAACTGAACGAAGGCTATGCCTTTCTTTCCAAGCCCCGCAAGAAGAAGTTGGTTGCGTTCTATGCCAATATTATTTCTGATTGTCGGGAGTGGCAGAAGGATTGTCGTGGAAAGCGCAAGGCACGCAAGCGCAAGGTCAAGACTCCGAAGGAGCTTGTGAAGTCTCTGAATTTCAAGTCGAAGGATGAAGATTTTGGTATTGAGAGTGTCAAGCCTGCCGATATTATTGGCGCATCTCAGGTCTGGGTGTTTGACACCAAGACCCGATTTATGCACAAGTATGTTTCGGATGTCGGCATGACCGTGAAGGGAAGTACCCTGAAGGAATTTGATCCCAATCAGTCGTTCAAAAAGAAGATTCGCGAAGCCTATTGCGAACAGGTTCTTGATGATGTTGTGACTGGTGGCAAGGTCAAGCTACGAAATTCCATTGCGAGCATTGTTGCAAAGGAAGTTGCAGTTACTGGTCGAGTTGGAAATGAAATGGTGATTGTGAGGATTTTGAAGTGAGAAGTGAACAAACAAAAACACAAGCATTAATGGACGAACTTGTCGAATTAGTTGAAGAGATATATTTTCGGGGATCTAAGGATCATAGTGATCAGACAAAGGATTCTATGGAAGAGTATTTTGATATTATGGCGCGAAAGATTATGAGGAGTAAAAATGCCGATTTTAGTAGACTTTAATCAAGTTGCAATATCTAATCTGATGATTAATCTGAAAATGAATAATTTGTCTACGGTTGATGAAGACATGCTTCGGCATATGATTTTGAATTCACTTCGTTTTAATCGAACTAAATTTACAGAGGAATATGGTGAGCTTGTTATTTGCTGCGATGGCCGCAACACATGGCGGCGTGAAGTATTTCCTTACTATAAACGTAATCGTAAGAAAACCCGAGCCGCGTCTGGTTACGATTGGAACCACATTTTTGAAACGCTAAATAAAATCAAGACCGAGATCAATGAGAACTTCCCATACAAGGTGGTTCATCTTGATCGTGCCGAAGCAGATGATATTATTGCTGTTTTGGCCAAACAGTGGACAAGGGATGAGCCTGTTTTAATTTTGTCGGGCGATAAGGATTTCATGCAGCTACAAAAGTATGACAACGTAAAACAGTATTCTCCTGTTCAGAAGAAGTTTCTTCGGGCTGATAATCCACAAGAATTTTTGTTTGAGCATATTGTTCGTGGCGATGTGGGAGATGGTATCCCAAATTGCCTGAGTAAAGACTCTACCTTTGTGTCTGGAGATCGACAGACTCCAATTACAAAGAAGAGAGTCGTGGAGTGGATGGAAAAGGGTAAGGTTGATTATAAGACCGGAGATGTCGGCTTTGATCGTAATCAGCGTTTGATTGACTTTGAATATATTCCCGAAGATCTGGCAAAGGATATTGTGCGAGAGTATGAGAGTGCCCCGGCACAGGATCGACGGCACCTTCTTTCTTATTTTGTGGACAATCATCTTTCTAAACTAATGGAGCATATTAGGGAGTTTTAAAATAGATGGGTAAGACAAATCGCGACCGAGATAGAAATCGGTATCTTGATGAGGAGAACGATTATGCATATCGCAAGGAATCAAAGAAGAAGCAGAAACGCAATCGTCGCATCGCGGAAAAGAATCTAAAAGATATTGTGCTTTCTGGTGAGTTTGGTGAACATGAACTTGATGAGGAGTTCTATTCAGATACACTTTGGGATGGTTAAATACGTTAAATGCCGCTAGGCTACCACCCACCCTTTAAACAACAAAACCGAGGAGGTGCCCGACAATGATTACTCGGGACTATGGTTGACGAATGAGATAATTATTTTAACCTACTCTTCCAATCCATATTCACTTTAATTGTGAGTGGCGGCCACTGGGTCCGATAGGGGAAGGCTGAGATAAGTCCTGTGTAATGCGCCGAGTGCGCGAAGACCACCGGCATCAGCCATACCCCGCTTAATTATTATGCGAGATCGTGTCTCGCCTCAGCATTAGATAAGATAATATAAAATGGATATTAATAATATGAGTAGTGCAAGTATCAAACCATATAGGTTTCAAGTTTTAGATAATAATTGGCCCGACGACACCGAAGTTGATGAGTGGGCGGATTCGTTAAATGCTCCTATTTTTAACATGATGATAGGTCCAGCGAAATGTGGAAAGACGACTTTTATCAACAACTATGGTCTTCAGAGTAGAGGATCGAAAGCCACAGTAAGTGGAGGAATACAGAACGTAACAGACTCAACATCTGAGATAAATATAGTTGATGGGCATTGGTTAGATGACGACCTTTACGAATGTATTATGAATGAAGAGGCAGTGATTGTAGATCAAGATAATTTGACCCGCAAAGACCGTGAAAAAACACTCAGTAAATTTCCATCTAATTATTGGAAGGTGGCAATTATCTGGGAACTCTCGGATGACGAACTACGCCAAAGGGGTTGTGGTGAAATTGAAATTGAAGAGAAGGATATAAAATATGAGCGACCAGATTCAGATGAAGGCTTTGACGAATTGGTATATATTTTTTCGTGATGTATATCTTCCATACATTGCCGGTGTTGTGTTTGTAATTGTATGTTGGGTTGTCTCTATTGACATTCTAAGTTTTGTGTTTATAATTTTTGGAATGTTGTTAATGTCATTGGTGATTGCCGACCGTTCTTGGAGTCATGGGCGAGCTGATGGAATTAACTATACGATGGAGACGCTTGTTGATCAGGGATTGATTATTGAAGAATGTGTGGATGATGATATAATGCTTATTTTCGCAAAGGATGTGGTTGTATATGACCGCTGCAATCGGTGTACTGAGGGTTGGATTTATAATCCGGCACTCACGAAGGTACAAGGAGCCTTGAGTGATGGTGAAGATTAAAACGAGAAATTGGATTGCGGTAGCAGCCCATTTTGTGAATTCTGCCGGTCCCATGAAGGATAGGAGGAGTGAACGTGGAGGTGCTTGTAATACTAGTAGGGATCTACTTGATGATTACTATCTGGAGGATGTTGTGGTGGATACTGGAGCCGATTGCGCTGGCAATAATATTTGTATTGACGGCAATGGCGGTAATGTTGGGGGCGTATGAGTGTATTTACGGGCGATTGTGATTTGTTTGTATGTGACTTTTGTGGGGTTTCTTCCCACAAGGTATTTCGCACCGTAATGGATATAGGTTATGATCGTATGTGTACAACGGCATTGTATGCATGTTTGGGCTGTTCGATTAAAAAAGATAACGAGAGAATGAAAAATGGATTATCGTGACTTTGAATGGATGGGACTTGAGGGGGAGCTTGCTGCAAACAAAGAATCTCCATTGGAGACGTTGATTCGCAGAGAAGATATGCGGCAATTGGCAGATTCGTTGATCAAGTTGAATCAAGCGGAATTAGCCTGTGTGATGATGATGAATTATGGTGAGGTTGAGAGGACGGTTGTGGATGTTCAGAAGGATATGAGCGATTGGCGTGGAAATCCTTACTCAAAATATAAAATTCGTGGTTTTGAGGAATCTGGGTTGAGAAAGGTCCGTCTCCGGCTTAAAATTGTTTTTGGGTGGGAGCGATAGTGCCTATATATGAATATGGTTGCAAGAATTGTGATCATGAATTTCAGGAAACCTCTTCGGTAGATGATCGCTATGTTCCCTGTTGGGATTCCTGTATTGAATGTGGAGAAGAAACAATTTCGATTCTTCTTGGCACGCCAGCAATTAAATTTGAGGGGGACGGCTGGACCCCCAAATACCATAAGTAATTTTGGAGGATGTGTAAAATGGGTAGGATGAGTGATCTTCATATTATTCTCACTGGATTGATTAATGATGGTGTGGATAGCGGCTATTCTGGTAATCGTTTAAGGGAATATGTCACCGATGAAGCAGCTACTTATTACGAGATTCCGGCTTCTTTGGTTCGGCCCTTTGTTAACCTACACGAACTCGCTGAGTGCGAGGAGGAAATTTTTAATGACTAATGAAAAGACTGTGGGTCTCCGCCAGAAGGTGAAGATGGGTATTATTTCTCTTGATGCGGCAATTGTGATTGCCGAGGATTATAACAAAAACATCCAGAAGTGGCTGAAGCGACGAAAGGATGCTGGCGTTGTAGTCGTACCAGAAGGCAAAAAGCTCAAGGAGAAGCGGAGAAGGAAGAAGGTGGAGAAGAATGCCGTGGTATGATTATATTTGCGATTCATGCGAGCATGAGTTTACCGAAGTTCTTCGCATAGATGATCGGAAGATTCCGGTAGAGAGTGGGTGTTCGGAGTGTGGCGAAGACTCTATTCGGCAGTTGATTGGTAATATTTCGATGGCAGATCCGGCAAATATGACTGCCAGCGGTGTTCGCCCAGACAATGCATATAGTGAAGTTATTTCCAAGATTAATGAAAAGAATAATATCAAGGGAACGCGATATGAGATAAAGGATCGTCACGAAGATCGCGGGCCTGATATTAATAAGAGGCACACAGAGTATAAGTACGACGTAAAGAAAGAAACACATGAAAAACTTCGCGCCAAGAAAGGTAGAGGAAAGTGATGATGCAATTTAAACATGAATCGCCATCTATGTTGAAATACGAACCTTTGAGTGTTTCTTATTCTGGAGGAAATCGTTTTTATGAAGTGGAGCCGGGTGTATTATATCCAAGCATGACTTCTGTTCTTTCCATCCTCTCTAGGGATTCTATTGCAGAGTGGAAGAAGCGGGTGGGGAAGCAGAAGGCAGAAGCGATTTCTCGTAAGGCGCGTAACCGTGGTAATGAGGTTCATCAAATATGTGAGAATTTTTTAAACAACGAAAGCCCATACATTAAAGGAGAGATGCCTGATGCGATTGAGTTGTTTAACACATTAAAATCGCCTTTGATTAAATATTTAAATCGGGTTTATCATATTGAAGTTCCTCTCTATTCTATGGAGTTGGGTGTTGCCGGCCGGGCTGATCTTATTGGCGAGTGGATGGGTGTTCCGGTGATTCTTGATTTTAAGACATCGGCAAGACCAAAGAAAGAGGAATGGCTTAGTAATTACTATATGCAGGGTGCAGGGTATGCACAGATGTATAAAGAAATGACGGGTATTGAGATTGAGCATATTCTGGTGTTGATTGCGGTTGCCAGCGATATCCCCAAAGTTCAGATGTTTCCGGCAGCGGTAAAGGATTGGATTGGTCCATTGAAGGACACAATCAAAAGGTATAATGATGAAGAGAAGATGGTTTTGTGATATAGATTGGTGTGGTATATTTTATGCTGTATATAATGACCCCTTTGTGATGATTGTGGTTTTGATTATGACTATAGATTTCATTTGGAGACATTTCTGACTTTGGGCTGCTTTTTATACGAGGATGATAATATGTTGGATGTGTGCATGAAGACATTTATTTCAATTGGTCTAATTGCCATTTTTGCGTGTCTAGGTTTTCTTGTGGGTCGAGAGTATCCGAAGAGTTTAAAATCGCCCATACCCCAAATTCACATTCATTATAATGAATATGCAACTCCGTCCAAGGATGATGTGTACGTCCGCCGAGCCCCTGTAATTGAAAATACTATAGAAAGCGCCGAAGAGATTGATTGCCTCGTGAGAACAATCTATTTTGAGGCTGGCAATCAGTCTTATCGTGGCAAGTTGGCTGTTGGGTATGTGGTCATGAATCGGGTTGATTCGCGTCGATACCCTGATACGATTTGTGGGGTAATTTCGCAGAACAAGCAATTTTCGTGGTACTCTAAGAATAAGAATCTTGAACCTTATAAGGGCAGGGGTTGGAAAGATTCTGTTTCTGCTGCGAAAAAAGTAACGTCTTCTTCTGTAGGAACTTTGTTTGCGGGAGACGTTCAGCACTATCACGCCGATTATGTTAGTCCGTATTGGGCAGAGAGTATGACTCGCGTTGCTCAAATAGATGATCACATTTTTTACAGGGTGAAGAAAGGATTTCGTAATGATAAGTAAGAAGCAAATGGCAAATACTTTTTCTTTGCAAATTGAAGAGATGGTACACAAAGAGAATCTGTCCTATATGGATGCTATTGTATTTGCTGCTCGTAAAAATAATATCGAACCAGAGGCGGCGGCCGGATTGCTAAATGGCAATGTGCGAGATAAGTTAGAAGCCGAAGCGCGTGATTTGAATTTTCTTCCTAAGAGATCAAAGTTGCCGATATAATGTCAGAAGCGTCGGCATACAAAGCATATCAGACATTCATCGCACTCAAGCAACACTTCTCTAAAACTAGCTACGACTATTTTAAATATAATGGTCGCATAAAATCGAATATAAATAGTTTTAGGACGAAAAGGGATAGATTTCAATTTGAAAGGCTGACACGAAAGTACGGCGAAAGTGTGTTAGTTGAGTTCTTTGTGTCAAACTTAATATTTAATCCTGATGTTTGGATTGGCGAGTTGTGTCGAAATGAAGTTCATGATGTTATGTATCAAGATTGGAAAAAGAAGAAGCAGGCCTTGACATATCAGTTTCAGTGTGATATACTATGTCTCAAAGAATTAGAAGGAAAGTTTAACAATTTATTCCAATGTACTCAGATGGAGCATCCAAAACTATTTGATCTATACAACGAAGGTGAGATTTCATTGGAGACTATTATTGGCATTGATATGGTTTTGGGTTGTTTTGGACATTGGGATCGTGTATTGAGGGGCGACATTATATGGGATGATTTCTATCATTTGTGTCGGCAGTATACACCTTTTTTGAATTATGACATAAAGCGCCGCAATAAGTTCAAAGAAATACTACGGAAGGAATTTACGAGTGACTTGGATTAAACGACTCGCAGTATATATCAGGATTGTTTTTCTGAAAGCAGATGTTAATAACGACCTACGCTCGTTGACCCTTCAGCTAGAAGCGGAAGTCACAAAGCTAAAAAATATAATTGTTGATCAAACTGAATTGGTTCTACAGTATAAAGAAGCCATGGGGCAGATGCGTGAACATATGATGCAGATGATGCATATGGAAATGAATCATCATCAAAATGGAGAAGAGAATGAAGAAGAGGAGGGCTTTATTGATCCGTATGAATTGCTAAAAAAGAAAACTACAATACATTAAAATACAAATAATACGAAATATACAATTAATACAATTAATACAAGAGGTAGTATATTATGTCTAGTTCATTTAATCAATTAAAGCAGTCAAGCAGCATAAGTCTCGACAATCTTTCCAAGGAGCTTACCAAGCTCAACGAGTCTGCAACTAATCCCGGTCAGGATGATCGTTATTGGAAGCTGACCGTCGATAAGGCACAGAATGGTCATGCGGTCATTCGCTTCCTTCCTGCGGCTAAGGGCGAGTCGGTTCCGTGGGTTCGTATGTGGTCGCACGGTTTTCAGGGGCCGGGTGGCTGGTATATCGAGAACTCTTTGACCACACTTGGTCATAAAGATCCGGTTTCCGAGTATAACACCAAGCTCTGGAACTCCGGCGTCGATGCCGACAAGGATACTGCTCGCAAGCAGAAGCGCAAGCTCCAGTACATTGCGAACATCTTTGTTGTGAGCGATCCGGCAAACGAAGAGAATGAGGGTAAAGTCTTCTTGTTTAAGTTTGGTAAGAAGATTTTTGATATCATCAACGACAAGATGAGTCCCGAGTTTGATGATGAGACTGCGGTGAATCCGTTTGATCTCTGGAACGGATGCAACTTCCGTCTTCGCGCTCGTAAGGTTGCGGGTTTCCGTAACTACGACAAGTCTGAGTTTGATTCGGTTTCTGCTCTGGCAGACGATGATGCCGAACTTGAGCGTGTCTGGAATACTCAGTATTCCCTTGATGAATTGGTTGCTCCCGATCAGTTCAAGTCTTATGACGAACTCAAGGCTCGCTTTGGGAATGTGGTCGGAGCGGTCGGTGGTGTGGAAACCGAGTCTGCGTTTGCAGATGACTCGCCGACTACTAACCATGAGGAGTCTTCTTCAATGGAAGCCGCCAACGCGGCAACTGATGAGAATGATGACTCTCTTGATTATTTCAAGAAGCTCGCTGACGGTTAGTCAATACATTTAAATAAAAATCAAAACCCCCTGTTCCTTTTTGGAGCAGGGGGTTTTTTTGTTCAGAATTGTGCCGGGATTGCCAGTGTTGGGTCCGTCTTTATTTCTAGTGGTATTGGTAATGGAACTGGTTTGCTTGCACCACCACCACCACCACCACCTCCGCCGGGTGCCGGTATTACAATGGGTCCACCTCCACCCCCACTGGCTATTCCTGCATTTTGTATGCTTGTTGCTGCTCCTGCTCGGGCATCTTTTCTCGCCGCTGGTGTTGCAGGTGCTATGGGTGTCGGGGCATCGTATGGTTTTCCATCCACAGATACGAGTTTGCCTTGTTCAAATGCTCCTTTTGTTCCTCCCTTCGCTTCAATTTGTGCAGCTTTTTGCTGTTGTTCCCATCCCTCCACAGCCATATCATAATCATCAGAGTCTATAAAAGTCAACCCGGTTTCGTCATCAGTATATTCATTATCATATGTGCCCTTGGGAACCGACCATTTTTTCATATATGCATATTCTACACTGGGACTGGGCTCTTCTGCCTTTCCTGCTCTTCTTTCTTCTGTTCTCTTAGCTTTTTCCGCTCTGGCAGCCTTTTTCTCTGCCGTTTTCTTATCTAATTTTGCTTGCATATCATCAGCAATGGTTATACTCCCACCCCATCTGTTTATAAGATCTTGAACGGGTTTTGCTATTTTAATAAACAAGCTCATCATCATATCAGGCATATCAGTGAGAAAATTAACAATCATTTGAAATGCATCTCCCCACAAGCTACTGAAATCAACGTCAAATGAATTCAATGCTTTTTCAATATTTTCAAATCCAAGTGCGCCCATGATCCATGCTACCGCATCTTTTAGCATATTAAGTGGAACATCAATTAGGTTATTGAATAAACTTTCAATACCTTGTTTAAAGCCCTCTACTAAGCCACCTTCTTTGTATCCGGCAATGAAGCCGTCTACAAAACTAAGAATCCCAATAATAGCAGTGACAGGCCAGAACAATTTCTTGAACATTTGCTTGAAGAAGTCCGCGCCCGTTTTGAGGAAAGGCATTGCCTTTGAGATTAAACCCGGAATGGCTTTGGCTATTTCTCCCAATTTTTTAAATATACCACCGATTCCGCCAAACACTTTTCCAAGAATTCCACCACCCGGACCCATTGCGAGCATACCACCCAATCCCGCTATCATACCAAGTATTCCACCCGCCTTAGCCTTTGGTTTTGCATCACCTGTACCCTCTCCTCCTTCACGAGCAGCTATCTTTTCTACATTATCTGATATTTTTTCTATTAATGCCCGATCTTCGCGTTGGTTTTCTGTGGATTCGGGTTTTTCTTTTTTGGGGTCAGCAGAGTCTTCCGGCTTCTTCTTTTTTATCCACCCCTGATCTTTGTCCCAAGTGGGCAACATGCCGCCAATGCCTTTGATGCCTTTGCCGACGCCTTTGCCGACGCCTTTTAGTCCAGCTTTTGCACCGCGACCCGCCAAGTTCATTATATCCATTCCACCACCAGCCATTGCATGTAGAATAGGTCTATTTCCGAGAAGTTTGTCATTCATACCTGCTTGGGTGAATCCAGCTTCTTTTCTTCTTGTGTTGATAATGCCACCAACGCCCTTGGCCCCCCTAAGACCAGTGGAGCCAACGAAGCCTGCCGCTCCAATTGCTGCCCGACCAACAGGTGCAACTTTGGTTGTAGCAGTCTTGGTAAAGCCCACAAGTGCTGTGCTGGCCTTCAGCATGGCTTTCAGTGCGGCATCGTTAGCGGCTGAGTTTGCTGGTGCTTTTGTAAACCTACCTGTTCCCGAATCTCTGAGTTGTGCCATTTTTTATCTCTTTGCTCTTTCTTCTTCTCTTCTTTGGTTTTCTTTTTCTACATGGTCCATGACCATCGTTACATATAAATCACGCTCCCAAGGAAGCATCCCTTCAATATCTGCAAGGGTATAATTATGATATTGCATGAGTGCAAAGTTAATTCGTAGTGTTCCCTCTAACGAGTGGTCAGAGAGAATTAGCCGAAAAAACCAGACAGCCCCTCCAATCTAATATCTTCTTTATACCCACATCTCTCACAATTAAATTCAACATCCTTATACATCTTTGGTAGTGTGGTGAAAAATGTTTCTATTTTGTTAAATTGCTCCTGTGAAAACCCCTCTATAAATTCTTTTAGTTCGTCGGGCGTATAATCTGATTTGCTATAAACATTATCATCATCATATACACTTTCAATACACTTTGTAATTAGATCAAATGCATTTTCTGTATTTTGATCTTCAAAGCCGCCGCTATATTTTGCCATCAATTCAATGTCAGGATATTTCATAATGATTCCGATCTTATTATCCAATTGAATTTTTGGATTATGTTTTGGGTCTTTGTGAACTTCGATTGTATTCACATCAATTTCAATCTCAATTGGCTTACATTTCTCTTCAGGACACTCTTGTCTTACATAGCTTGTTTTTATAATATCTCCCATGGATCGGGCTCTCAAATTTAAAAGCAAATATTCAATATCAAATAGAGGAAGGTTTTCTACGTCAACATTTTCACTTACCATGCAATTATTAATAACCTGTTTTATTGCAGTTGTAATTTCCTTTTCATCATCGCCTTCCATGGCCATCAGTAGGATCTTTTCCTCTTTTACGAGAAAGGGTCTATATGAAATTTTCTTATTATTTGATGGTAATTTCAAATCATAAATTGGTACATCAAGTTTCGGTAAAGCCATAATTTAATTATCTCCTTTAAGGGTTAGTTGACCATAGTATTATCTTCAGGAGTACCAGATTGTTGTTTTCCAGACAACGAAGTAGTTTCTTTATTTCCGAGGTTTCTTCCAA